AGCGATCCCTTTTCTCCGTTATCTCCAAATATCTCAGCGTCTTTCTTTGAAAGATTTTTATAACCAATACCTGATTTCCATGTAAGTGGATTGACATCAGATACGGTGCATCGCCCCCCGCTAAGAACACCCCAGCTGTAACCGATAATATAAGAGATTATCCGACTCGTTTCAAAATTTTGAACATAGATTGATTGCTCAATAATTGCATGCTTTGGACTATACTTTTCAACAATCTCATCAAGCCCAGTATGGATGGCAGAGAACTTCATAGAGATGTTTTTATCTTTTTTATAATCGATTTTGCCGCATGTAATTAAAACTATCTTATCACTACTAACATCATAAATAACCCAAGCTAATGAGTGGGATGAGGGATCTATTGCAAGGATGCGTGTTTCCTTTATTGAAGACACTACTGATTTAAGACTCAATCCATGCCTCGCCTGGCGTTTTCTTCCGACCAGCCCCATGAGACCAATCTTTTTACAAAACGCTCTCGCTTGCAAGATTCACAAATTAATTCTTTATTGTATCTAGATAATACGGTATCGCATGATTTGTTCTTGCATACCCTTTTCTTATCTTTATTAGCCTTTTTCTCATAATAACTTGCTAAAAGATTTCTGTTGGTTACAACTTTCCGACATTCCGGAGAGCAATAAATCGCATTGTAGACTTTTGCATGAAATTTTTTGTTGCATTCTTCATAAGCACAGATTTTAACTTCTTCATTAAACATCTGTCAATTCGCATAAATAATACCTAGAACGGTTCGTCCCCTCTTCCATTATCATCTTGCACCCCTTCTGCCCAGCAGTGAGCAACCAAGTCACAAGAGTTACAGTTAGCCGATGTCCTCTTGTATGGTTGCACTGGAATTTCTTGACTCAAATATGAGCTATAGAATTTCCTATATTTTTTAAATAGTTTGTCAATAAACTCTTGATCCCTCTCAATAAAGATAGGAAGAATTTGTTGGTTATTTTTGTTTTCATAGATTACAAATCCTGAGTCAAGATTTAAGCACTCCATGTATATTTGGGCTTGTCGGTAATGTTCGTCCTTTGGTTTATTATGTAATTGTCTGTAGTGAAAACCTTCTTGACTTATTGATTTAAGTTCAATCAGTTTCTCTCCATACCAATTAATTATACCATCCGCAGTGCCCTCAATTGGTGGACTATCATGATTAACACGAATTTCTTCCGCAATAAGGATACCCATATCTCTGAGATAACTATAAAGCCTCTCATGGACTGCATGACCATTATCAAAAATACGATATGTCTGAGGACTAAATGACGGGGTTACATTGACCCCTTCAAACATATAGTACCAATACCTAGCACACTGGTTTGTGTAACTAGGATGAAAACCCTTAACTTGCTTAAATTTAGTTTCATTACGAAGAGATAGATGCTCATTGATAGCAACGACCAAATCTTTCATAATGACTTCTTCACTAACCGGGGCTACCGCCTTAGGGTTGCGTAACTGCTGTAGAGCTTTCATTGATTCATTCCTTTTGCTGCCAGTTTAAGGGCGTTTATATTTTCGGTTAAAGCTTCATACATTGTCTTCCAAATATCATTAACAAACTTGTCTTGCTCGCTCATAATAGTAGATCTTCTTTTAAAAGCCTGGGATTTTACAATCATCAAAGTTCTATACCCAGCTAAAATATTGGCATACTTGATAGCCTGCATACCAATATACTGCTCAGGGTTCTCAACAATGTCCTGAACAATCCGGATGCAATCAATAAACTCTTTTGACTTCTCACCCATCTGCTGGGCAAGAAACTCTGTATCAACAATAATATCGGGCACTTACTGATCCTTTCTAAGATCTTCTGTCTTAACAACAGCCTGCTTCACTAAAGTCTTCTGTACTCCAATATGATACTTGTACACATAAAAACCAAAATAATGACCGTCATCCCAGTTATAACTCACACCAAAAGACCGCCAATGAGACATTTTGTCACAAAAAAGCACATACTTCTTTGCTTTACTCATAATCGCTTCCCTTCACAAGTTCCTGAAACACTTCCCAATCTATTATAGCGACCTTTGTCTCCGAATTCTCTCCGAACACAACAGAAATACAAGGATATTTATAGTTAGAATTCCATGCATCCTTACGCATCTTAGCCCACGCCTTCAAAGTTAAAGTAAAAGTCTTCTCATTATGTTTATAATCCAAAAGAAACTTATTCAACGAAGCATCACCCTTCCTAATCCCACGACCAGAGTTCTTAACAGCTTTCGCCTTATCCCTCTTAATTTCCTCTTGCTCAGTTCTTTTCACTAGGAACTTCTTTTCTTGCTGCCTCTAGCTTCTTCATGTGCCCGAATTGCTTCCAAGCGCCGGATAACAAACGAATCCTTATCAGACGAACAAAATACCAGCGCGTCATACAACTGCTCCGCAAGATAATACTCTTTCCAATACCGACTCGTCTGAATCTCCAAAGCCCTGCGAATACGCTTCTCCTGAATCTCCAAGTCCTCGATTCTTTGCATAATCTTTTTTCTCATACAAACTCCTATTCATCATCCTCCACCCCCCTGTCACCACAAAAAGGATCCTGAGGAACAGGCTGTGCACAATGGCACAGATATGTTCTCACACCAATAACAATCACGCAAACACCACTACAGAATCTTCTTCCCAATATCTTCAACCTGCTCATCAGACAAATCAATCGCACCCAACCCATTCCACTTACTATCCTCATAAGCATACCAAGCACCCTTACGGACAATAACACCCATATCAATAGCAATATCAATAAGCTCACGCTTACGATCAATCATCCCCATTTGTGGCAGCACATAATAATAACCCGTAGCACCAATAGTCGGAATCTGCTTCGTCTTTTCAACAGTCCAAGTCGCCCGTTGAGAAGTAATCATATTATTATCCTCACGCTCCATCTCGCCCTTGGACATAGAGAGAAACAACTTAACAATATTATGCATATTATGATGAACCGTATTACCCATCTTCGCCTTCGTAATCGCATACATACCACTCAAATCAACCGTTTGATGAGCAACAAACAACATAATATTGCGCTCCTTATGCAAATAATTCACCAACTTCTGCAAAAAATAGCCCTGCGAACGAGCCGACAAACCCATCGCCTTACCACCCTCAGGCTTATCATAAAACTCTTCCTTCACAATATTAGACAAAGAATCAAACAAAAAAATATGCTTCTCCTTATCATCCGTCAGATACCCAATCAAATTCTTCATGATATCCTCAACAATAGTAGACTGAATCACCACCACATCACTAATATCCAAACCACACTTCTCAGCATACGCATCATTATAAGAAGACTCAGAATCAACAATCACAGGACGATACCCCATCCTCTGCGCCTCCGCCATAATCCGAAAACACATAGTCGTCTTACCCACCGAAGGCGTACCCCAAAACAAATGAGTCGCACCAGTATTTAAACCGCCACCCAAGGCCCGGTTCAAACCGATGCTGGGAGTCGGAATAACATCATGGATAGGCATCGTGTCGCCCTTACGCTTGTCTACAATTAACATATTTCTCCTATTTCGTTAAAGATTAATCACAATGATAACACACTGGTGACACACAGTTGCCAACAACTACTATAAATTAAACATCCATTCGCCAACTTTATTAGCATCATGTTGAAAATCAACGGCATTTATAAAAGACCGATACGCACTCTCAGACATATCATCCAGCAAATCACGGTTGGTGATTAAATTAGCAACAGCTTGCGCTGCATCAGAATGGCTCATTGTATCTAAATCAATAAAGTTGTTTTTATTAAACAGTTCCTCGCCCAAGCAATCCTTATAAAAAGAGCTTCTTGTGATAATAGGCTTGCCACAGGCATACGCATTGTACAGAATATGACCATAACCATCACCCCCATCTTTTACATGAAATATCAAATCATTCTGCCTCATAGAGTCAGCCAGTAATTTAGGGCCGGCAAAATTTCCATCCCTGCACTGACCGCCATAGCTTTTAAAAATCACCTGCCCCTGCAACTCTTTTTCTAATATATTAAAATCAAGATGACCTTGCGGCATGTTTTGCAAAACATTGATATAACTACTGACTTTACTCACCCCATAATACTTATAGGGCTTAAATATATCCAAGTCAAACTCTTGATGGTAATACACAGCATTAACAGATGACCAGTCTCTTTTTTTAATAGACGCAAGGACATTGTGACCGCTTACAAAACTTTCTGACCAGTTATTACCTACATGGACTATAAGCTTAGCCCTTGGCTGATACTTACTTATCAAGTCCTGATATAAAGGTATGTGCTGCGGGATTGAAGCAATAACATAATCAAAATCAATTTCTTTAAATCTATCTAAAGTAATTGCTTTATGCGTTGACCCCAACCCCGGATCATATACATGGTGCACTTGATCCTGCATATTATTAACAACATTCAAAGCAGGGGTTTTGTCAGCCAGCACAGTTGTTTCTATATCAAGAAACTGTTTTGCAGTATCCTCTAAATCATTGATCGCCCAGTAGCCATTATAAAACCAATCCATCCCGATAGGTCTATAAACATTAGCCCCTAGTCTATCTTCAAATAAAAGGACAAACGATCTTAATAAAGAGTTATGATGGAAGTCAGTAAATATATTCACTGCTATTTTTCGAAATAAGCCAACCCAATTGTTGGACAATTATCAGTATCTACAAACTTAGTAGATGTGACATCGTTGAAATCCGATCCGATTAAATCATTAAATTCTTTATATATATCTTTCGTAGATGCAACTCTATGGAGCTCCGCAACAATCTTATCAATCTTAGAAAGAGAATCGCTTGACACCCCACTGAACGCACTCCACTCAGCACCTTCACAATCGATTTTTAATAAATTAACAGATTCAGTGTTCTTCAGAGCATCATCAATACTGATTGTATCAACTTTAATTTCTCGCCCCTGGGTCCACAAATTTTCTTGCCATTCAGAAGAATCAATTGTATTTCCGATAAAACGATGGTGAGCACCAGACTCAGTGTCTTCATTGCCATAACGCAGCACTACAGACTTGCCTGAAATATCACCAATGGCTTTTTTGTGCAAAGTAAGATTCTTAGTCCAGCCATTTATTTCCACATTTTTCATAATTAATTCTGTATTTTCAGGGAGTGGTTCAACAGCAATAACCTTGAATCCACGACTAAGAAGTGCAAGTGTGCAGCCTCCAGCATGAGCACCAATATCCACGCATACACCACCATTTGAATTATCAAGATCAGCAATCTTGTACTCATCTTGTGTAATGCAAGAATACAATGTGTTCCAATCATTTGTTCCTTCACGACAAAATACAATTATCTCAGTGCCCCAAGGCGCTACAAACTCGTGTCTACTATATTGCATTTAAAAATTCCTCCCATTGTTTAATTATTTTCTTTTTACCAAACATCTCAATCGCCAAAGCTCTTTGTTTTTCACTCATCTCTTTTGCAAAATCAATATCATTTAACATCATTTGTGTTTTTTCAAACATTTGCTCAACATTATCACAAACCAAACCGCCAATTTGGGCTAATATCTCATCAACTTCATAGAAATCAAAACCATAAATGATGTGCGCCAACTCTTTACTTATTGCAACGATTGGTAAACCCATCATTAATGCTTCAATGAAAGAGAGTGTATACGAAGCTGGCGCTGTACCGCCGTAAATCATCACCCTAGATTCCTGCATTTTTCTGATCTGAGTGCTGTATGGCACAGCACCGCCATTGCGAATACCAAGATCATCATTACCTGGCCCATAGACAGTACCGTTATACTTATCTATCACTCTAATAACTTCTTCGTAATGGCAGTGAGTTCTTCTCCCTTTCAGGCTTTGAGCAAAACTGACAACCCCGCCAGTACCAACCCAGCCTTTAAAATCATCCTCATCTTTACAAAACCTAATCAATACATCCTCTCCAATGTAATTGGAGAGAGTTCTTTCTTTTGGAGAATATCTAATAATTTTCAATCCCTCATCTCTCATCTGGGAGAGGGATGCCTCGACACCTTCCGTAGACTGCCCAATAGTTCTCCAAATAACTTTTTTATGCTTGATCCTGTCCCAGTTTTCTATAATGACATCAGGCGAATGCATTACAATAATTACATCAAATGGATCTATTAATTCCATTGGCAAATTTGTTTTAGGATTATCCAAGGATATATTTGCATAATCTTCATGGTAAATAGCCCCTTTTATCCCTGGTCTGGGGAGAGTTAAATGACCACGAGGGTCAATGTATGCACCGTTGGAGAACACATCGTGCCCAAGATCAGTTAGCAGCTGGACCTCATCGTACTCCAAAATAGAATGACAACTAATATAATGAATTTTCATCCATGCCCCGTTTCTTTCAACACTTCTCGACATCTCTCAATATACTTTTGAGAAACTTTTTCCCATGTCATATTTTCATTAATATGCAAAGCTGATGCATATGTCTTAGCAGCTACTTCATCATAATTATTCGCAACATACAACATCTTGTCACACAGATCATCAAAGATCGGCTCACCCCACTCACCAGCGTTTGAATATCTACCAGCCATATTCTTAGTCCCCCAAATGAAATCAAGGGGAACTGACATATGAGCAAAATCTGTGCAGGCTAAAACATTTGTGCAGATTGTAGGAATACCTTTCGCAATCCCTTGAAATGGAATATTCCCCCACCCCTCGCCGCTTGTCGGGAATAGCAAACAATCTGCTCTATCATAAATTTCACCGAGCGTTTCATGGGATACTTCATCATCAATTAATTCAATTTGTGGATGGTTTACAGGTCCACGCTCTCCGCCTCTAAAAATTCTGGCATCCGGAGGCCCATTCGACTTATAAATCAATTTATAATCATAGTTACCTTCAAACACTTTTAAAAAAGCATCAACAGACATTTGAGAATTTTTACGAGTTGATGGAGAACCGACTGATAGGAAAGTAAATGGAGAGTGAGCTTTTCTTAGTTTTGGAAAATAAATCTTTGGGTCAACCCCTAATTTAAATTCGTAAACTGGTTTGGTCACTCCAGAATTAATAAATACATCACGCATTGCGTGAGTGCAAGTCCATATTTCATCCATTTCATTGCATTGGACAACCCAGTCGGCAGGTAATTTATTAGTTTCCCAAAAAGTATACCCAATTGAATATATTTTAGATTTTGCAAAAGTTTCTGGAACGGAGTGGTTTATGACAATATCGTCAGCGTACTCTCCTCTTGCGAAATACCCGAGGTTAACTCCCATTTGGACCCGACCAATTTCATCTGGCAGTGATGGCTTGCTTCTTCTAATTGGCAAACCGCTGGGGCCGATGTGCTCCCATAAGCAATCCGGGGTATAGCCATACCCTTCACTAAATTTTGGTATTTGATTATCTGACCAAACAAGCATTGCTACTCCAAGACATTAACTAGCAACAGGGACAAGATTTTTCCTCTGTATATAATTATCGATAGATATTATAGCAGACTCAGACTCAACCTTGTATGAGTCCATACGAGTTAGTGTTTGTTTCTCTTCAATCTTAGAAAGACGAGCAGCATACCACTGACCTTGTTTGATAACACTTTTAAGCTTGGCATATGGTCTAGGGAATATCACAATTTTAAAAATCTGTTGACCATCCCAACAATATAGATTTGCCATAGTTTTATCCTTAGATGTTGTAAACACTCTTGAGTGCATAACATACATCAAAGTCTTCTCCTCTCCAACATGCCCCAGCCCAGTATCATAAAGCCAGTTATATTCGTGATTGTCACCTTTTTGCCGAAGATTGATAAATTTATGCAAATCAGTGTCAATAAAATTATAAGCATCACAAAATGAATGCAATGTTCTGTCGCCAATTAAAGCATAAACATAATCTCGATTAGCCATCTCAGTATTCCTGTCAGCAAACACTGTTGCTGAACCTGAGAAGTCTTCAAATTCAATTCTTAAATATTGCGGAGTTTTCTTTGTTGATCGAACAATAGCCTTGATCAAAGTCAACGGTGAATTTATTTCATGGAAGTCTGCAAGGTTGCCCACAAATTCATCCATTTCATTCTTCTCTTCCCCGGATTGGATTGAGAACCCAAGAACAGGAAGATAGTAGCGCTCATGCTCATATTGAGAAATATGATTTAGTGATGCATACGCCCCGACTTTCTCCAAATTAAGACGCAATGGAGCTTTAACTGCAGACTTTGAACATTTATTATTAAACTCATCTAAACAAGTGAACGGACGCTTATTTATGATCTCTTTAATAGCAGAGGAACCGCAACCAGCAACATTTGTTAAACCAAACCGAATAGCATCAAGACCAGTCCTGCTATCAGTTGTAAAGTATTCCTCAGAATAGTTAACATCAGGAGGCAAGATAGGAATGCCGAGCCGCTGTGCTTCCATCAAGTAAGCAGTGATTTTCTCTGTTGAATCCTCGTTGTACAACAAAGACCAAATAAACTCTAGAGGGTAATTCACCTTCAACCACATTGTCTGGTAAGACAGCATCGAATACGCTACGGCATGGGATTTATTAAACATATACAGAGCCGACATCTCGAACTCCGCCCACATCTGCCTCGCCTCAGCTTTTGGAATAATAGCATTATTAATGAACTTATCCTTAAATTCTTTAAATTCATTAACATCTCTCTTCTTACCAATAATCTTTCTCAGCTTGTCTGCATCTGACCATGTAAACCCAGATATCATAACGGACATCTGCATCAATTGCTCTTGAAAAATAACTGTTCCGTAAGTCTCTTTCAGAATCTCTTCAACTGACTTGTCAGGATAATAAGGTTGTGTAAAACCCTTTTTGCAATCAATATACTTTTGGCCTTGTGATAGCAAAGCTCCTGGTCTTACCAGTGCGTTACTAACAACCAAGTCATTAAAGTTATCAATACCCATTCTCTCAATTAGGTTTCGATAAGCCGCCGCATCTGTCTGAAAGACACCGACCGTGTTGCCATTATTAAAATTCTCAAAAACTTTTGGATCATCAAGCGAAAGGGATTGCGCCTCCATATCCACTCCCAGACGCTCCTTGATCTTCGCTAAGCAGTCTTTAATCACAGATACGGTCTTTAGACCTAAAATATCTATTTTAATAAGCCCAACAGCTTCAGCGTCTGTCATATCAAAAGCAGTAACAGTAGTCCGCTGATCGCTATCAGTATCTTTTCTAGTCTCAATAGGGCAAACTTCATGGAGAGGGATTGATGACACGACCATGCCTGCAGCATGGATGCCAACATTTCTAATCCGCCCCTCTAGCCTCTTAGCTAACTTGGGAACATCAGGATATTTGTTACAAAAAATCTTACCCTTAGGTGACTCAATTAATTCTTCAATTGTCTCAAAAAATGGAGTTATATTGTTAGTTTCTTCGTAAGACACTTGCAATACTCTAGCAACATCTTTGACTACAGACTTAGGCTTAAATGTACCATAGGTGGTAATAGCTGCAACATGATCCCTGCCCCATCTATTTCTCAGATATTCTTTAACTTCATTTCTTCTTTTATCCTCAAAGTCCAAGTCAATATCCGGATAGTCATTGCGCTCAGGGTTAATAAATCTTGCAAAGAGCAGGTTGTATTTAATAGGATCAACCTTGGATATGTTTAATAAATACGCCATCAGGCTACCGCCGACAGAACCACGACCAGTCCCACGACCAACATTGTTAGCATCAGCCCAAGATATCAAGTCCCACACAATAAGGAAGTAATCGGCAAAACCAAGTTGCTTGATAATACCCAGCTCTTCCTCAAGTCTAACCTTGTACTCATCACCAAGACCAAGTTCTTTAACTCTGAACTCTGTTATCTCACGCAAATACTCATCAGAGTCTAGTGATTTAATATACTTAGGAAGAAGGTTTCTTCTCTTCCTAATTTCAGCACTGCACTTGCTTGCAACCTCAATGGTATTCTCAAGAATGTCAGGCCTATCATAACCAGCTTTCTTAAACCAAGATAAAACAGTTTCAGCATCCGCAACATATGGATCAATATCATCAAAGCGAAGATTTCTTTCTGGGTACAGATGATTAACCTTACTGAGCAAGTCACTCCCGCAAGTATGAAGAGTCGCCGCATTTTCTTTCGCAAGGTTTGTTATCCCAGCACCAAGGCTTGGGTACTGAGAAATGAGAAGCAACACTTCCTCGCAAGCTTTATCTGAATGAGTCGGAAAATGGCAATCAGCTGTCGCAACAGCTTTCTTGCCAAAAGCTTTAGACAAATCCAATAGACCATCATTAATCTCTTTAGGGTTCCATGCTTGAAGTTCAAAGTAGAAATCGTCCTTGAATATTTTTGTAAATCTATCAGCAAGCATTTCCGCCCTGCCGGTATCGCCAGATTCAATAGCTTTTGCAATTGAGCTTCCTCTGCATCCTGACAGTGAAATAATGTCATCGTCAACCATGCTCTCCAGTAGATCAAAATCAATTCTTGGCTTATAGTAAAAATTATCCTGCCAAGATATCTGCGACAGTTTAAACAACTTCTTTAAGCCTTCATCATTCTTTGCCAGCAAAATTAAATGGAATCGCTCATGCTTACCATCACTGTCGCCCCCAACAGATGGGACGAAGTACGCCTCAACACCGAACACTGGACGGACCGAATGCTTCTTGCATGCATCTTGAAAACGCAAAACCCCAGCCATCGTGCCATGATCCGTAAGCGCTGCTGCAAACTGACCATTAGTGCTAGATATCTGGGCTATCTCTTCGGGGGTAGACATCCCATCAAGCAAGGAATGCTCGCTGTGACAATGAAGGTGAACAAACTCTGTCACTTAAATCTCCAATTCATAAAGTGTTTCAATACAAGGAAGGTCATCCCAGAAATCTTTATTGTACCACGCCTTCCGCAGGTAGCAATTAATTCCATGACTTCTTAAAGAAATAACCTCGTGTGGATTATCCTCAACAACAAAAAGAGGATCAATCTCTGCAATAATCTTATGCTTTACATTCATTTTAGAAAACTGAGGGCGCAAGGTGTTAATTTTCCATGCATCTAACCAAGGCTCTGTTGAACGAACAGCCTCTTCCATCCTGCGAGCAGTAACAATATGAACATCGACATCATCAGAAAACCATTTGTTTACCTGATACCAGGCATCCTCAAATGGTTTAATGTTTTTCCAAAAAATAGGATTATTAAATAATTTTAAAGCTTCTTCATTTTTAGTATCAGTAGTGAACCAGCTAGAGTAATCAGTTTTAGCGCCGCTCTCGTCCAGTAAATGATTAGAAACAGCTGTGTCTATGTCGGCAATAACGCCGTCTAAATCTAAAACTATTTTTTTTCTTTTCACTATATTCCTTTGTTAAAGGGCAGGGGTTTCCCCCTGCCCTTGAGTAATAGAATTACTTAGATTCTACCAAGAATCCTTGTTCAACTCTCCAGTTGTTAGGAATATTTGCTGCTTTTCATAAGAAAGAGTCATGTATACATTCTCCAACTCATGCAATGGCAATTCAGTAATTGCCTTACTTGCTTCTGTAACATTCAGAGGAATCAAACTATAATTAGTATCCGAAGCGGCAGAGCCTGTTCTCGAATACTTGTACTCTCTGTCTGTAATAGTCCCAAACTCTTTTGCATACTCAATCAAAGTCAAACCAACATGGCGCTGATTGAAAGTAGTGTCTAGAATTCGTGGTTCCCAAATTCCTGGCTCTACTTCTACTGCAATGTTGATCAACAGGTGAGGCTTAGGTTTCCAAGCCTTGTCTGAAACTGACTGCTCTGTTGCCCAGCAACGATAATTAAATTTTTCAAATGAAGCAGTAGAGGCAACTCTCCACTTCCAGTTGATTGGCGAAGTGACCACAGGAACTGTAATACCAGTTCCAATCTCTTCATTATAATATTTTGCATCCTCGGTAAGCTCTTGCCTGAAGCGAATCTTGAAAGAGTCTCCTGATTGCAGAGTAAAGTATTTCTTCACTCCCTTTGCTGCCCCAGGAGCCGGTACTACCGCCTTCTCAAGGTCTTTTAGTGTTTTTAGTGATGTAAATGACATATTGTCTCCTATACTATTATTTGTTTGTTTGTGATACTGTCTTTAATTTGCTTTACTGACATCTCCCCTGGATCTTTCAACCCATCGGAGATCTTGGCTGCGTACAGTTCTTTACCGCAACAAGAATTTATTATAGCACCTTTCATAGCCTCTCCAGCGTCATCATTGTCAGAAAATATAATTATTCTATCAAAATATTTTTTCAACATAGATACTTGCTGTGGAGACACTTGAGCACCCAATGACGCAACCACATTCGGGAATCCAGCTTCGTGGACCTTCATTGCGTCAACACTCCCCTCTACTATTATAACATCACTGTGTAACTTAGCATTCTGTATATTGAACAACACAGTAGCTCTTTTAAACCCAGTATTATACAAGTATCTAGGCTCCTGCTCACTACTGACAGCCCTGCCTATCAAGCCAACCAGTTTGTATTGAGGATTCCTCACTGGGATAACTATACGATTCTTACCGCTAGAAAACCCCACTTCAAAGTGAGATAGCGTATCAATAGACAAACCACGCTCAAGAAATGGCAACAACTTATCTTTGGCATCATCACTATCATAATCAAGAATCATTGTATCCAAAGAAATTTCCTTCTCTGGAACAACAGGGCGCAGGGCTCTATCTATCTCGTTTTTTAATGCGGCAGGATCTAGCTTTGTTTCTCTGCCATAGGATTTACCAGTGATCTGTCTATATAGTTTCTTAAAGTTACCTTTTTCTCCACATGATGGATTAAAACATTGCCATAACCCTGTTTTTTTATTTAAATAAAACGATGGAGTATTTCTGTTCTTATGGAAAGGGCAATAGAAAGTAATCTCATTGCCAGATTCAGTATGAACATGAATGCCATACTTCTGGAGCAGATCTTTAATTTCAGCTTCTAGGTTCATCGTCAAAAATGATTGAGAATGAAAATATTTCTGATTCTTTATCATAGTCTGTAATCAGCCTTGTCTCACCCTTGAACCCATACTTAATCCTAGCTTCATCTTCCATCCACGGTCTAAGTTTAGCGATTGTTTCTATGTCTTTCGCAGTTCCGCTCAAGCAAGTTTCCATTAAATGTCCCATTCCTCAGCCCACTTACCTGTTTCCAAGTTCCATCTAAGATAGAACCCGAAGTGACCAGCTCGCCTAACTTTCCTAGACACAACTTGAAACACATCAGATGATGGCTCACGATGAATTGCCAGAACAAGGTCTGCGTCATAAGCCAATTGCTTACTCCACGCAACCTCTTCTAGTTCAGGTGGACGCTCAGAGTGCCCCTCTGACATTGTTACTGCTGCAACATCGATAATTGGAATATTATTTTTAACAGCCATGCGCTTAAATGCCTTAGACAAATTCTTTGCTTTCTCTGTCTCTGTCTTGGCACCGCTTGAATCATCAAACAAACCATGGTAATCAAGAATTACCATATCCGGATGATACTGGTCAATCTTTGCCTGTACCATGTTTTGGTCAGCAGTCTCAAGACCCTCTGATGTAACAAGATGAATAGCATGCTTGCCAGTGAAAGTAGCCTCCGCCCATTTCTCATACTTATCAACAATGGCAGGGTTGGCTCTGACAAGATCTGTATTGGTAAAGTTACCTTCGCCATTATTCAACAAGGTATCAAGCCTCTGCCCCTCCTGCATCTTATTCATTTCAAGTGAAATGATCAATGGTCTATAACCAGCTTTCCATGCATTAACAGCAAATAATCTTGCAATGAATGACTTACCAACACCCGTCCAGCCAAGAAGAACAACAAAATCTCCTGGTTGCCAGCCGCCGAATGTTTTATCAATAACATTGATACCGCTTGGCACTCCTTGCAATTCATCATTCCCACGCAAAGACCGCTCTCTTAAACTATCTGCCCTATCTTTCCACTCCCCAGCAAGATCGGTATCTTTCAAACTGCTAGAAAACTTATAGAGCTTAGAAGTTTCTTCCATCAGAAATGATAATGATTCTTTAGGACCAAGATCGCCCAGTATGGCATGAGCCTTAGAAACAATCATCCGAGTCTGGTATGACAACGACTCTCTCTTTGCCTCATCAAGATAATACTTAAGAGGTTCAGGAGTCGATACAAAATCAAAATCTGGGTGGTGATGCTTTACAGTATCTTTAGACGGAACCTTTTTGTGCTCGTCATAGTGACTGATTATAAAATTCCAAATATCCTTGTATTCAACAAAAACATTCTCTGCGCCAGCATTGACCGACTCAACATAACCATCGTTGTCAATAATGCAGTTAAGTAACCTAATCTCATAGTTCATTCAGATTCCATTCTCTTTCTTGTTTGCTCCACTATAGCCTTGAAATTGTCAACTGCCTTAGATTCAAATTTTGATTTATCAACATAAGACTTGGATTCTATTGCAAAATCAAATATCAAAAACGGCCCTGTCTTTGATTTAATAAATAAATCAACTGCTGTGAATAAATCATTCTTGCTATAAAATTCAGCAAGAGCGTCTGCAACAGCTTCTTGCCTTGGGGAATCCGGAATAAATAGCTTATTTAATTTCCTGCATGATTCTTTGAAGTGTTTTATTAGTTCTTGACCAGTTACTTCCATTAGCCTTCTTCGCCTCCTTCCATGTAAGGATTAAAAAATCATATTCTGATATGCCTGCATTGACACCAACATATGGTTCATTCTGCCATGCATTTAAAAAACATTGCTGCCTAACTTTACATTTCGAACAGCCGTGCTTGGCATATCGTATGTTTTCAATATCATACGATAGCCAAGCAGCAGGGTTGTCATCATTTGCACAAACTGCTAAATTCAGCCAATCACTTAGGGCTTTCATTATCTAATTCCTGCAGCTTTGCTTCAATTTGAGCATCAATAGATTCCCAAACTTTTGCCCAAGCCGCTGGGTCATTAGGGTCTGATGCCTGCGTTCGTGCGCCAGCATCTAGCCTCAACGATTCGTAATTACCAAGATTCTTAGTAATGCCGAGTGATGCCCAAATTTCTGTACCTTTTTCATTTTCTTTTGACATAATATCCTCACTTGTGAAGTTTGACTTTTTGCTCTATTAACTTTATCTTATTACCAACCATATCACCACTTTGAGTGACAGGGCGACCTTGTGTGCGCTGATTGAAGAATTCCACCATTTCATAGATTTCACTTTCATCATAATATCTCCAGTCAGAATATCCTTTGTATTCATCACCAAACTTACTGGCTGATGGAATCAAATTCTTTCTTTCATACTTACGGAGTGTATCAGGCCTTCTTTCAACAATCTTAGCAACCTCACCAACAGTATACAGCCGAACAATTAAAATTTCTGATTGCTCATAAGGTATTACAATAATTTCTTTATCAGAAAGTCTTTCTACAAAGATTTTATTCTTTACCTTAGAAATCTTTTTTATTTTTACAATTGACCCGGCATATCTGTAAAATTTATTTACTTGTGGTTTCTTGGATATCATGTCTTGCCTCTATTGTTTTGAACCCTAAATATTTTAGAATTTTATTAAGCTTTTTTACTTCAACATCAACAGAGCATGAACATCTTATACAGGTCAAGTCAATATAATTTTTTTGAAATGCATAATATTGATGACCAGAAAACATCCTGCCCCCGCAATTTCTGCAGTATATACCAGTCGCTTTAGTCATGTTAATTCAACCAGCAGTTATACTCTGCAGTAACAATACCCTTCTCAGGATGAACGAAGTAGAGTGATTGCGATGGACGACCAGCCGCCGCCAAAACTTCTGCAGCGTATGTATTCACCGACTCAGGGCTACCAGATATTCTTAACTGAACGGTATTAAATGTCATCTTTGTTGGAGTATGGAAGTGTCCAATGAAAATATCATCAAAGTCCTCATTCAAAGCACCGATCTTCCAGCCATATGCTTTCTTCTGAAAAGAATGAAACGCCGAAAGGCTACCGAACTGATCGCCATGACAAAGCATTGCTTTATAATTTCCAATCTTGTCAATAGCATACCAATGTCGTTCACCACGACCGTCTGGAATCTTAAACTCAATCCGCTTTTCTTTTTCAAACATAAGCTGAGTGATACGGTAGAGCATTCTGTCACCATTGGTTTCAGGATCGTGATCTCTGCGGGCACGACCACCAATAGAACCATGATTACCAATCACTCCAACAAATGTTACTTTTTCAAAGTTCTCCAACATTTTGTTAATAAAGTTTTTCATAATCCGTGGTCCATCAACAGTGATCTGTCTATACAAACCGCCATCAACCAAGAAAGATTGACCTGGGAATATCAACTCACCTTCAATGATGTCACCAAGAGCCCAGATTCTCAATTCCTTAACTGGGTGATCTTTTCTTTGGATCTCAGTAAGCTGAATCACTTTCTCTGCAAAAAGGTTGATGCGCTCTTCGCAAACCTGAGAATTATAATCAGGAGTTACCTTAGCCAACTGCCAGTCAGCAAGAACTGCAACAGCTACCTCTTCACCTTTTGAAGCTCTTTCAAACTTAGGTTTATTAACCGGAACATATTTAACCGATTCGATATCTTCTTTAACAGCGCGGTAGATAGCTCCAGCAAGGTCATCACTCTTTGTTTTAATCTTATTGTACTCAGACAATAATTTATTGTAAGAAAGACGCAACTCACTTTCATTTGAAGGGATATCACCAGTGATAGGATCTGGAAGTGTTTCAAACAAACCATTATCCCTTCTATATTTACATAAACCATTGACATCAATTGATTGACGACATAGCTTATCGGCGTATTTATGGTTAGCCGTTTGCGGCTCAAACTCTAAATTACAACCTTCTCCTGCACAAACTTTCATAAGGACTCCTTTGGGTTCTGTACATCTTATCATAAGGATAAGCAGAAAGTTGCTACGGGAGTCTTTTTTTAATTGTTACAGGATTAACAGCATTTTTCTTTCTTGTATGAGGTTTAACTTTGTTAGCCGTTTCTCTCATTTTAGCCCGATGCTGAGCCGATATCTTATTGCCTTCCTTATGCAGGGCACTATGTTCTTGCGGAGTACAAAGAAACAAGTTAGACAATCTATTATCTACCTTTATTTCATTAATATGGTGAACAGTCTCCCATGCTTGGAGATATCTATTCAAATATTCTTCCATAACCAGCCGATGCTCGTAAGCATAGCCTCTAATGTTTTTAGGGTGCTCAGGCTTCAATACACGAACATAACCCTTGTCATCGATATACTTTCCGCCATTGTAATTAGGACTATCTTCACCAGAAGCAAATTTCGTTGTCCACTCAATATCTTTTCTTTGAGAGGCAAGCCTTACTTCTTTCAATTAAGCAATTCCACCCGCATCTTCAACATACAATTGAAGAACATAAGAACCGGATGAAGCGGGAACAAAATAACCTGGCGCACCAGATGTGCTTGCACCCTGCTCTCTCTTAACCGCAGCAAAAAATGATTCATTTATAAAGCCAGAAGCGTTTGATTGCAATACAGTAGAAATTGTTCCTGATCCAAAGAAATTATCGTAAGCATCATTTCTTAAAGTTATAGTATTGCTATTTGCCGAATCAACAAATATACCCGCCGGAGGGGTGAAGGTTGCCTCACATAGTTTAGAGTTTGCACCACCATGAGTACCGCTGTGCAAACTAACAAAGTAACGAGAGTCCTCAGCACCTTTTGCAGTTAGAACAAAGCCAGTGAAATTAAGAACTACTTTATAAAAACGGCTAGCATCGACACTAACTCTATTATCAGGACCACCAGTACCAGAATCATTTTTTAATGAGATAATTTCTGTAGTCGTTGCGAAAGCTGTGATAGTAGCGCTATTTGAAGTAACGCTTTTAATTTTCTTGATACCCTGTGGGGAATCCTCAGTAGCTTCCTTAACCTGCTGGGTGTTAGTTGACATTTGTTGCAATCTATCGCCAGTGATAGGTGTTCCATCAGTCCAGGAAACTTGTGAATAGTTCTCGTAAGCCATTTATCTATTATACCTCATTTAACCTTCTAGTTCAGCAATCCTTGCTTCTAGTTGATCAACCTTTGCCGACAAATCTTTTATTCCCTGAATAGCTAATGCAATAAAGTCATTCGGCTTCCAGTAATGAGCATCCAGTTCATCATTTTTTATTGAATACTCAAGATATTCAGGTGATATCTCAGCAACCTCTTCAACAACGAAACCCATTGTTTTATGATTTGGTTTAATTTCCCTGTGAAAGAGATCATCTGGATCGTTATCTTGAGGCTTCCAATTAAAGATCCTTGGCCTTAATGCTGCTATTTTATTTAAAGAATCACTTATATCTTCAATATTAGTTTTCAAATCTCTTCTTGATGATTGAACCAATATGTACCCATCGGATCTTCTAATAATTGTTGACCCAGAGCCTGTCACACCTCCAGTCGTTACAAAATACCGAGCCCTTACTGATGCATCAGCACTCCTGATCGGGATAGAGCCGCCGTCATCTTCATCATTATTAGCAGCATAGCCGTCAAGAAGGCTAGCTCCGCCTGAGGCGGAGAGCACTGTTCCGTAAAGATTACTTGATATTCCAGACCCAGTAATAGTCAATGCTCTGCCAATACTATCTACAACATAATAAGATGCTCCGTTCATAACTTGAGACGAGCCAAAGCTACCATTCTGAAGAGTGATGCTACCGTCAGAATTCATAGCAGCAAATGTCCCAATAGCGCTTTGAGCAATAATTACTGTGTCCCCAGCGTCATTAATAAGACTAATTTTGCCATCTGAGGATATAATATTACCCCCACTGATATCCCAGTTGCCAATACCACCAGCAGTGGCGTATATTGTCCCAGTGATGCTTGCATTATTAGCCGTTAGGTTTCCAGACGCATCAACGCTAAAATTACCGCTTGATGTTATGATTGCACCATTGGCATAAAGTGCAAAAGTATTAGCAGTTAGATTCCCGTTTGCGTCGATATCAACACCAGGTGTAGAAACAGATGATGCAACCAACGACCCTCGAATAAATGTTGTATCAAATACAGCTTGACCATGACCCGAGACAGCCCAGCCAACAGTTCCTGCGCTAGTAATAGCGCCATTGGCTGCAATATTGCCATCAAAATTATTACTTCTAATAATATTATTGACAAGAACAAGATTTGCAGCCAACTCATTTGCGGTAATGGCGTTCGCAGCAATTTCATTTGCAGTGATCGTGTTTGCTAAAATCTCATTCGCAGTAATTGCATTTGCTGCTATAAGTTCAGTCGTTAAAGATCGAGATATGATATGAGCAGAACCGTTAACAATACCCGGCTGAAGAACTAATCCCGCCGGATTTAAAATTGATTGGTTGACAGTGTTTATAATAAAATCTTTAAAGCTATTGTAATTACGATCTTGCGAAGCCTGTCTATCAGGATCACCCAATAAGCCCCAAGAAAAATCAAACAAAGAATACTTAGAAGTATCAATAAAGCTTGAATTCTCCCCATCATGAGAATGCCCACCACGACCAGAATAGAAGAATATTGTATTTTCACTAACCATTAAGAAACTTTCCTCAACACCAAGTTCTGTGTAACATTATCAGCTATCGACATATTATAAGATATAACCCAATAATCAGTGTTGGTGATATCAAGAGCCGATAAAGTTGTTATTCTAATTCTATCACCTAGTTGAATCTTGGGCATGGTCGTAATACTAATATTTATAATAGGCACTGGTGTTTGTGTTTTATCAATAATAAAATCAGCCAATTTTTTTGCATGTACTGCATCAGTAATAAAAGGACTTTGGACAGTCAAATCTTTAATCCCATATTTTTTGATACTGTCATTCGTAGAAGCAGATTGCTCCTTAACCTGAACATTCTGTTCTGTTATAGAAACTGCGGTGCCAACAATCGATGTTGCATAGGGGTACTTGGTTATAGGGTCTGTTCCTTGTATAATAGCAATTTCACCAACAATTGAGTTCTCTGTTGCTGAGAGAATCAACTCAGCCCCATATGCATACGGCAAAAACTTTGTTATTTCAATCTTGTCCGGCTCTTCAAATATTATTTGAGTCACAAAAGGGCTTCTAATATTATACGCTGGGGCTTTATCAAACTTGATATCATAATACCTTGACTCCTTAACTTTACTGGAAGTTAAGTGAGCTGCCGCTGTTGTTTGAAATTGACCACGCTCTAGTCCGTTAAAAGACACTGCTGTTTTTGATATATATTTTACAATTTCATTCCCAATTTTAAGATATCCTGTATCTGAGAACACTGGATTTTTTGTGCTTGATACATAAGCAACATTTGAACTGGATGTCATATTGGCAGTAAGTTCAGTAGTGCCCAGTGAAGACCCCTCAGGGGCCACCCAGAGGCTCTGTGCTGTTCCAGAAGATGTTTGCACTGATGCAATAGGTATTACGACTTTATTACACTGTAGAGCGACATTGTAAGAAGCATTTATAATATTTGTTGAATCACTGAATGAAGTTTGCACATTAGCATGCTGGGCAATAGAAGGTTCGAAGAAGCGGTAAAAATGCTCATACTTAGCCTTATCGTTTTCATCCACATACACCCGGCCCATATCAGCAAATGTTATATTATTTATAACTTCCTGAATTGAGTTATCATTGCCATATAGAAAAGCAAACTCTGTCAATGGCTGCATCGCTGATTCTGTATACCGATCAGACATTTGACTACTCGTCAAACATTTATTATATACAGCAAATTCATCAATATAAAAACTTCTAACACTTGGTGGAGGCACTTCTGCCCCGGCAGAATACGATGCCGCCCTACCCCCAATCGCAATATCTTTTGAAGTCCATGCAACAGGAACACCCTCAACAGGTTCAGTATCTTTTAAATCACCATTTACATAATACTTTAACGAACTTCCATCATATGAAACAGCTAAATGATGAAATGAACTATTTGATAAAGCAACATTAGAGGAAACAGTTTCCGTTGTCACTGTTGAGTTTGCTAAAGTTTTTATTTTAAAACCATGAGAACTGGAGTTATTAAAGAATTCAAATCCAGCTGTTGGTGATGAATTATTCCAATTACTTACATACTCTCCATCGCCAGAAAAGAACCCATAGGGGCTGGCGGTTCCTGTAACAGTTATCATGCCCTGCATAGACGAATGGAATTGGCAAGCATAGTAAAGAGTGTTTGGAGCATCAGCAGGAACTACAAATGTGATAGTTCCATCATCGTCTCCATTATTTGTAACGCCAGAAGTAACAACATTTGCTGGATTATGAGCACCAGGGGATGTTTGAATCCAGAATGGATGACCAGACGCATTAACCTGAAATGTGTAAGTACCCCCACGAACCACGGAAATTGTCCCATTAGAAACTCCGTTTATTAAATAATTACCAGAACCGTTATTCGTAACAGTAATTGATTCTGCAACAATACTCCCTGGAATATGGAATTTGGCGAGTAGCTCTATTGTCCATTCATTATTATATAAATAACTATTAGAGTTTACGACATCAAAGCTTTCATGATACGGAATTCTAACATAAGCATTGGATTCTAACAATATTGATTTATTATTTATATCAGAAACCAAGCCAGTTGGTTGATTCAACTTTGGCAGACTTATGTATACAGCATTGTTTCTATGATTGTAAGCATCAGCTACAGCAATATTCGATGATGGGTTTTTTGAACCAACAGCATCCAGTCCAACAATCGTTGTGCACTCTGAAGCGTTAACAAGAACATCCGAACCCCCGCTCAAAGCCTTGTACAGCCACAATTTAAAAGAAGCAGCGCCTGAATTATTAAAAGAATGATAAAACTCTATTCTTATCTTTCGTGGAACACCTGCTGTCAAATTAACAGTACTTGATTGATACCTAGTTGACACAGTGGTTAATTTATACCTGTTCAAAATAAGAACATCATCTAGATAAATCTTGCCCCCGCCATAAGCAATAACCGCAACTAAACTTTGCAGACCAGAGTCTGTCGGTATATAGTAACCATCAAAAACTCCATTATAATAATCACTGTAAACTTTAGAGTCTGTACCAGTAAACTGGTAATCAGTAACCTTCAGAGCATATGTGTTTGAATCAGAAATATCTTTAGACAAAACAACTTTAGATGGGGATATAAATTTCTTTTCACCAAGAGCTTTATCCAATGGTGACAATTCTTTGTCTATAGCGTCAGCAACAATGTCTTTTACAGAAACATCTTTCTTGTTATCTGGCATCCCCCAAAATCTTGAACGCAACCCAGTAGATGGGATAATATCATTTCCACTTCGATCAATAGTATCTTCATTAAATGAATAAAGGGTGACAGCCCCTCTCTCAATAGCCCCTCTTTTATAAGAGTTAAGTTTCTCAATATCAGAACTAGGGAAGTTAGCTCTCATTAAAAGATTCTTTACCGCATCACCGACATACGCATTTTGCATAAAGAATCCGTAACTGATTGTCCTTTCTGAAAGGAACTTTGTCCAATCCTGTAAGTTTGCGCTCACAGTCATGTCTGTATTCACTGACCATTCATCAACATAGAATGTTCCATTTTTCACATACTCATAAACATCGAATGTAACACTGGAGCCGGCAATATGGGATTTTGCTATAGACCCGCCATAACCTCTTTGTGCGACTGTAACAATATTTGAAGAGTTAACAGAAGAACAAAGCACAATTTCTTCTGACTGAGTATCTTTATCCAGAATGACAATAAACTCATTACCCGCTCCGCCAGCAGGCAGGGCTGTTCTATCCAAAACGGTAAATGTAGATGAGGAATTGGATATATTTGCCGTTAATTGCGTTGTCAAATATGAGGCATTGATATTATCAAATGATGGCTTCTTGATTCTCCAGCCAGTGTATATCTCAACCTCAAGGTCTTTAACCATATATTTACCATAAGTAGAGCTTGTGTTGAATAAGTTAAAAACCTTAGTTGTGTTATCTAAATTCAAATCAACACTAGCAATACCCGAACCACCAACTGGAAGGCTTGTTGAGTGAATATCACGAGTTCTGTTGACAGAGTAATCAATTATATAATCACTAATGTCTTCTTCATAAATTGGGACAATTTCCTGTATTCTTGCAAAATCAACCGAATTTTTTGTAGAATATACGGTCACTCTTATTTTTGATATATTCTGAGTTGAAGCGGCTAGGGATATATTGTGATCTTGAAAATATGTACCATCTTTTATAAGACCCTCTTCATTCAAGACAAGATTTAAAGAAGCATCATATGCCTGCACTAAATAATTAGATATTTGACCATACGCTTCAGATGTAACAACCCTAATTTTATTTACTTTTCTTGTAGTGAATGTTGCTTCAACATAAGGATTTGTCACAAAGCCATATCCACTATATGTACCATGGGTATTTGAATTACTGGTACTATTCGACCACCACCCAAATTCAAGATTACTACCTACCTGAGTATTTGATAAATCATTCGATGTCAAGGAAGGCATTGCAAACCATGTGCCATCTGCCTTAATCACATCACCATTTACATCCTTAGCCCCAGCAACTGCCCAAGTAAATGATTGTCTTTTAATTCCATTCATAGCCTCCGACACTGGGAAGAAAAATCCCCTGCTTGGGTAGGCAGTATTTGCAGGAGCATCATTTGTTGTTATCACCAAATTATCAACATGGCGACTATCCAGCCATTTAATCATAATTTTAGGCTTAATCTTCTGGGCCGGAGATATAATGGAAGAATTAAAAGAAGTAGAGAATTCCTTTCCGTATATACCAGATGTCAACATTTTAAACCTCTTCTAGCGCTAACGCGCAATCAAAATAGTATACATCATTAACAAGGTCTCTTCTTATTAAGTTTTCAGAAAAACTTGAAACAAACACAGTAACATTCTCTTCTGTATATGGAGTTATACCATCCTCATCTTGACTAATAACTGTTAAAGTATGAGTATCGGCATCCATTGAAATATTTTTAATATAATTTCTTGACTCATTTAAGTCAACAGTTGCATTACTGTAATTTGGGATAAATGACCACTTAATATTAAATGTTCTTTTTGAACCGCCATTAGCTGCGCTGTTTTTATAATATCTTGAAGAATCTCCAGCCCAATTTGTATTCTCCATAAAAATCGGGGTTGCTGAAACATCGAGCATCCTTGTTTGATTTGTTAAAGGTTTATTATCAAGAAGCAGCAGGGTTCTAATCAGTGAGCTATCTGCAGTAATATTTGTGCTGAATCTAATAGTCCGAGCATCAACATTTGTATTATTTAAAATATTAATTCTGATTGTTGCAAGGAATATCCTGCCAGCTGTTGCCAAGTTGACTTGACCAGACAGAACCGCCGAACCGTGAGCGACCTTCATCGCATTTGCTAATAGACTTGACAATACTGCTATTTGAGAAGTGCCGTGTGATATCTTAAGCATCGAAGCATCCAAGTCGGACTCCGAGCTAAGTGTGGATGTAGCAGTAGATATTTTCGTTCCGCTTACAGATACATCACCACTAGATGACAATGCTACAGATGCATGAGCAATTTTTGTAATGTTTGTCTGAACAAGAGCTTCTGCGGAGATTACAACGCTTCCGTCTTGCCTTTCTGTTGCGACAACTACCGTTGCACCATCGACCGCCAGATTAGCGGCTGCGTATGCTATCTTGAATGCATTAGAAGTGATGGCAGAGTTTGATTCAATTACAATGCTTGCAAATCTTATTTGAAAAGATGATATTGTAAGAGAGGATGAAATGCTGATATCAATTGTGACATCAGCAGCATCTGCTTGATAAAAATCTATACCACGATTAAATGGTTCACTAAATGAATAAAAACTATCAGACATATATTATTTCTCTTTAAGAGAAATCTCAACATTGTAGTAAGCACACTGGTTGGGAATATCTCTCCTGATTAATGTCTCCGAATATGAATCAACATATACGGTAGTATTATAAAAAGGTTCTGATGGGTCTAGCTTTATTGAAAGACTTGCTGACGATGGCGCTCTGGCAATTGAAAGCAGGTAATCTCTGCTCTTACGACCATCAACTGTTTTTTCCGGCATATCCGGAAGATAGGTAAATGAAAATGAATAAGTATTCTTTGCATTTTTAATAAACCTTTTTTTATTCCCGTTTAACAATTCAACATTAGATGCAGATGTGGTCATTCCACCACTAAACACCCGACCATGCTCTGTAATCTCTTGACCGTTAAGCACGACAAGATGAGTTATATTAGATTGTTGATTTTGAATAATTGACATTTACAACCCCTGGTTTATACCATTATAGCTTGTAAAAGTTCTTGTCTCCATCCCAGCCGCTTTCTGTTGCTTTGGAAGGACATTGACATTGTAACTCTTCATCATAGACTTAAACCATTCTTCTTCCCCGACAAATGTATCAACATTAATATTTACCGTAGACACATTCGTTGTTTGTCCTCCACCCATATAGGATGGGGCGCTAGATGGGGTTCTGAACTTGGATTGATTAATGCTTTGCATTGTTCTTACACCCATGTTTCTTACAGCATCAGCGTTTACAACATACTCACCACCATGCAAAAGTGCGGGAATTGCCATTGAAGGAGAGCCAGGAACATAGCCACCTGTTTTAAATCCAGGGAACTTAGAAACCTTTCTAACATCAATCCCATTATTAAGTGCATTCAAAACATCAGATGGTTCTGGTAAATTAAAGTACTGAAACCCAACTTGGGGTTTCAAAATATCGGCATTAACTGGCTCACCACTCATCGCTCCCTTAATGTACGCAATAATTTTTTCTTTATTAAAAGACATATTATTTTTAAATGTATCACTATCCATCAAGTTTTGAATTAATTGATCATCCCTGACACTACTCAACTGCGACTTAGCCATTTCAGCAGCTTTTTCATAAGTTATTCTTTGAGACACAGGTAGAGACAGGCCAGCAACATATTGATCCATCACTCCCAAAAATGCGGCATCAGAACCAGACTGAATCGGTGTGCCTGGCATAAATAAATTATGCGCAATGGATGGATTAGCAATTTTGTTAATTAATGTCTTCATGTATGCAATCTGATCTTGCACCACCTCTTGTCCGTACTTGTCGCTGGGTAAGGCACTATCTAGAGCCCTAAGCATCTCGTCTTTATGTGTTGCAGATAGTAATGCTTTTTCAATATAATCAAAATTATTCAAACGACCACGCATAGAAGAACTCTGTTGCAAAATAACTCCACGAGCACCAGGTGTTATGGTGTTACCGTACAAATTCATTGATGTTTCAAATGCATCAAATTTTTCTTTGGACAATCCACGGTTAATATAATTTGTAATTTCAGAAGCTACTTCTAAATACTCATCAACAACAGTTCCAGAAGTTTTATTTTTGACAATTGTAGCTATTGGCTTTTGAGCGCCAAAAAAGATCATTTCACTAGCAGAGCTTGTATTGTAATCACCAATTGCGCTCATCGCATTTTTTATTGCAAGGTTTTCTGGTATATCTAAAACATGAGTAGCCCCGGCATGGCTGTAGGTTCCTGCTCCCTGTCCATAAAACGGGGAAACACCAGTGGAGTGCGGACTTCCTTTCAATTTTATACTTATCATACTTGAATGCCGAGATATCCAATCTTTTGCAATTTGAAGCTGCTCACCCCAGGCAATAGGGTCTGAGCTACCGATATTTCTAGGAATAGATCCTTGCGGCGTGACCATGTTTCTGACTGGCTGTGTCAATTCATATTGACCCTTTTTACTCAAGACTTCAAGCATTTGCCTATATGTCGCAAGCAAAGATCGTGACTGCAAAGATTCAGTACCCCCAATTACACTCGCGGGTAACTTGGGATCCAAATAATTAGTACCTCTTAATGCAGCATATGCATGACCACCCCTTATAAACTCAGGATTTACAACACCACCAAGTAATTCTTCAGGACCACCATGGATTATAAAATTATCAACATTAGCTGTTGGCATCGGAACAAAAGATCTTCCTAATGGAATAGCACCATTTATTCTTTCAAGAGCCTGAGTCATAGGTTTTGTCATCGGCGACCCAACAGGAAGAGCACCAAATGGCTTAGGTCCAGCAGGAAGTGCTGACTGAAATTTAGGAAGAGGTATTGTTCTGAGCGCAACATCTGCAACTTCATTGGTTGCGGATTTCCCAAGCAAACGACTTACTGTGCCAGAAAGATATGAACCAACACCTGGGAATTTAGATTCGAGCATTGGCTTTATAAATGATGGCTTCAACAAAGGACCAACATATTTAGCGATACCTACACCAGCAGCTTGAAGTACTCCTTGCATTACTGCATTCTTAGCAATAGCAAGCGGTTGGAAGCCCTTTACCTTGTCAAAAGATTGTTCAGTAAATGTACCAATAGCACCACCGATAGCAGCTCCACCGATACCGCCTGGGACAGCGCCAAATCCAAAACCGCCTAGCCCACCCAGCGCTGTTCCAATTGCAGCGCCGATCATTGCAAAAGAATTGCTTGGCTTTGCCATCTCTCTAGCAAAGCTACCAATCTTGCCTAAAATACTCTTACTCTCTGACTTGACGACTGGCGCTATTGGACCAATAAAGTTTTTAGCAATACCAACATTTTTCAAATCAGCGTTTCTTTGGTTTTGAGCTTTTGAAATTCTTGCTAGGTTGCTCGCTTCAAGTCTATCTGCGCTACCTCTTGTGTTTGAAGCAGAACCCCTCTTCCCGCCTGGAACAACCCCGCCTTTTGCAAATTTTGGAAGAAGATTATTATTCATCTTATTCAAAGCGCCTATACCAATTCTTGAAACCGCCTTCGCATTAAGAATGTACTCTCCGCCATGAAGAAGTGTTGGTACGCCTTCTTGTCTTGGCGCTGGGATGTAACCTTCTGGCATCCCAAAATTTTGATTTACACTTCCCGAAGGAACCATGCCGCCTTTAGCAAACTGCCTAATAGGATTTCTTATTATTTGAAGTTGAGATGTAGACCGACCAGTACCAGAAATAAATTCTTGATAAGATATTGGAGGAAGACCCCTGTCCACCCTATTTCTATTATTGTTTTCAAATGCATCAGCCCGACCACCAGCAGGGGTGAAAGAACCTTTAGGGGTAATAGAGGTAGGACTATCAACTCCGCCTCCTCCAGATGCAGCAGACTGCGCATCAGCTGCAGCGTCTGCTGCAGCCTTAAGATTTAGCCAGCTAAGAGTTGTCTCAGTGAGCTTACCACGCATCTCATCAAACAATTCTTTATTAATCTTAACATTTTTTCTTAAATCATCAGTGATTGCTTGGTTTCCATCTTTAACTGCTTGAACATACACATTGTTCCAGTTTTCTCTAAATGTAGTTGTTGCTGCAGCAAACGGGGTTAAGAAATCATCAGTAACAGACTTAACAATGGCAGTACTTGCCGCCGCAAAATTATTTTTAAACCCAGTTGTGACTTCACCAAACTTATCAATAACAACTTGCTTACCATCACCAAATGTCCCGCCAATATCTGCGAGCATGCCAATGGTTGCTCCAATGATAGTATCTTCGCCAGCTTCCCCGCCTAAACCATACTTCTCTCTTGCAACACGAACAAGGTCATCAAGATTTGTAGTGAAAGCCCCAACAACCTCATTAGGCATCTTGTCATTAATTGTAGATGCAAAATCAGTAAACATCTTTTCAAATGCTTCACTATTTGCAGCAGCAGTATCATTAGTAATAGTGTAAAGCTTTTCAATTTGATCTCTATAATCCTGAATTGTTACTGGAGGGAACTTTGTAATTACTTCAATAGACTCTTGGAATTTTTCAATAGCTTCATCAAAGAATACAGAAGCCGCATCTTTTGCTTCGTTAATAGCCTCTTTAAGAGCCTCAAGATTTTCCTTAGCAAGATCCTTGGCTCTGTCCGACTCAATACCTTTTAAGTTTTCACTATAATTCTTTTCACTAGCGCTCTGCTCAAGCTGAAGCATTCTGGCATCATCAATGCGACCTTCGTATACTGCCAGTGCATAGTTGCGGCGGTATTGTTCATCGCTGAGAGCCTTGTCATCAATTAATTTACGCTTGTTAGCTTCATACTCTTTAGTTTTAGTTAAAGACTCTTCGGCCTTTTCAAGCTTCATGAGAGTCTTTAATTGGACATCAAAAACCTTAAGAGCAGATGTTTTCTGTTTTTCTAATGCTTTTATTGATGCATTTACATATTTATCAATTGCATTCTTTAGCTCACCAGCTACATAATCCTGCAGTTCTTGAACGGCATCGTCAATACCGTCTTTAAGTGCTTTACCAATCTTCTCGCTAGGGTCATTATCATCATAGCCATCACCTGCTGCATTCGCAATCGCTTCGCCAGTATCATAACCTATTTCTTCACCAGAATCTACAATCTTTTTTCCGCCAAGGTCTACTGCTTCCTTAGTATTGGAGATACCTTTCTTCGCTCCGCTTTCTAGCTTTGAACCTATTGCATCAGCTACTCCATCAATAGCGCCCATAGCAAGGTTTTTAGCGCCATCAACCATCCCGAACATGCCATCTACGACAGAATTGATACCCTCGGAGATTGCAGTAAAGCCTGGTATAAATTTACCAAGGAAGCCCGCAGCTTTTGCCAAAGTTTTTGGGATTGCAGTTATCAGTGTAAGGATTGCCTTAATTGCAAGAGCAGCTACCGCAACTAGCGCTTTAAACGCAAATTTCATTATTACAACTATGATCTTTCCTACATGAGAAAATGCTGATATTAAGAAGTCGAGAGCATTACTCCAATTACCTTGAAAAATTGAAACAACAACCATTACAAGGTTTACGATGTAATAAAGATACGGCTGAATGAAATTGAGAACAAATTTCTTAAACAAATCTGCTACAAAACTTATAGCCTTGGCAATACCTCCAAATGCTTTAGACAAACCACCAATAGCACTCTTACCTTTTGCACCACCATCATCAAAGCTTTTAAACAGATCCAAAATTGGTCTTGCAATTTCTTTAAGTGCGCTCATGAATGTCTTAAAGGCTTGCTTAACACTATTAATAGCACCAGAAGATTTTTCTTTAAAAGTGTTGAAGTTTTTTACAACAAGCATTACGGCAAGCCCAATGCCAAGTATGATGACACCAATACCAGTGCTGATCATAACAAGTCTCATGATCTTCATTACCGAAGTTGCAAGTTTTACATTCCTGGTGAATCCACCAATGGCTGTTGCCATTGTTTTGAATTGACCGGGGGCGCTAACGCCAAGTAAAGCATTTTTTGCCCGCAGTGCATCAGTTGCAGCACC